TTACGGATTGATCGAACCTGCCCAGTCGTGCGCCTTCAGGGCGTATGTGGTTGCGCTGGAGCAGGCCTGCACATCGTCGGCGGATACCACGACGGTGTCGGCGGGCAGGTTTGCAGGAATTGCGGAACCGCCACCTTGGGCGGAGGCAAGGGCTCCGCCGCCACGACCTTGAGCGGGCGTGGACTGCACGCGGTGAGCAGCGATATACCGCTCAGCAGCATCGCGGGTATCCGCCAGTTGAGCTTGATAGGCATTGTCGGCCTCCGTTGCTTTGGCCGCATAGACGGCCTGTTCGTGTTGCAGCGTTGCCTGCGCGAGCTGGGTGGCTGCGGCCTGTGCTTGTTTGAACTCGGCCGCCTGCGCGCGCATGGCATCTGCATTCGCCACGGCGCGCGCCTGGAAGTGCCAAGCGAGTAAAGCAAGGACGGCCAGGGCACCGAACGGCCAGAGGCGGCGCAGCCACGCAGCGGCGAAATCGATGAGTGCGGTCTCAGGCATAGAGCACCACGCCTGAAACATCGCTGGCCGCAAGCCCGGCTGTCGTGTTGTCGGTCAGCCCCTTGGCGGCAGTCACGGCCCACATGATGCCGGTTGCAAAGCCGATGCCGCCGTCGGGCGTCAGCGCGACCGTTCCGCCGGCAGGGATGTCGATTTCAAACGCGGCCGCCGTTGTGCCCATGGTTACGCTGGTCGCGTTGAAAAATTTCATCGAGCGGATTGCCGAAGCTGAATTCTGCAGCACGATCCCGACAACACGGCCTGCGCTGGCCTTGATCGAAGCGCCGACCGGCGTCGCGGGCGACTGGATGGATGTCGATGACGCGGCATTCGTGGCGCCTGCGACATAGCCGACGCCGGTGTAGCCGATCATGTTTGTGCCGGCATTGAGCGCGAAGGCGGTATTGGTAATCGATCCGATCGCATTCGCCCCGGCCGGGATCGAGGGCAGGCTGGTTACCGACACAGATCCGAGCAAATTGGATCCTGCCGGAAGCGACTGCGACGGATCAAGCCCCACCGTGACGACCGAGACATCGGGCGCAGAAGAAACGATGGCCGTTACGCCAAGTGTGCCCGCAGTCAGGACACTCGACAGGCGGACGCGAAATTGCGGGAAGCCGGCGAGGGGCAACTGATAGCCGTTCGTGGTGTTCGCGATCGGCGTGATCGTGCTGCCCGTGGTGGTATAGTTGGCGATGTTGGCCGCCTTGATCGGCATCCAGTTGGTGCCGTCGTAGACTTCGAACATCACCACGCCACCGGCAAAAGTACTGTTCGCCGCGAGCGTGACAATGACCGTATCATAGCCGTTGGTGGTATAAGTCGTTGCCGTGTTGACCGTCGTGCCGGTTGTCCAACTCGTCGCACTTGGGGCGAGATAGGCGTCGAGCACCGGCACCGGGTTTGTGGCGGAAACTGCTGCTCCCCCGATGTCGAGGTTGACCGCGCCGATCACGTTAGCTCCGGTCGGCAGTGACGGCAGCGAGCCGACATTGACCGTTGGCGTTGTCGCGAATGCCGGCAAGGTTCCGCTCAGATTGACCGAGCCGATGGTGTTGGCTCCGGCCGGAATCGCCGGCAGGCTGCTGACAGATACCGAACCGATCGCGTTCGAGCCGGCGGGCAACGGCTGCGACGGATCAAGCCCGACCGTGACCACCGAAACATCGGGCGCAGAGGAAATGATCGCGGTGACGCCCAGTGTGCCGGCGGTCAGCGCGCTCGACAGGCGGACGCGAAATTGCGGGAAGCCGGCGAGGGGCAACTGATAGCCGTTCGTGGTGTTCGCGATCGGCGTGATCGTGCTGCCCGTGGTGGTATAGTTGGCGATGTTCGCCGCCTTGATCGGCATCCAGTTGATACCGTCGTAGACTTCGAACACCACCACGCCGCCCGCAAAGGTTGCGCTCGCCGCCAGAGTGACGATGACCGTATCGTAGCCGTTGGTGGTAAAAGTTGCCGCCGTGTTGGCGGCTGTGCCGGTGGTCCAACTCGTCGCACTTGGCGCAAGATAGGCGTCGAGCACCGGCAGCGGGTTGTTGGCGGAAACAGTCGCTCCGCCAATATCAAGGTTGACCGCGCCGATCAGATTTGACCCGGTCGACAAAGCCGGCAGCGCGCTGACATTGATGGTGGGAGTCGCTGCAAACGCCGGCAGAGTACCGTTCAAGTTGACCGAACCGATCGCGTTCGAGCCGGCCGGAATTGCCGGCAGGCTGCTGACCGCGACCGATCCGATCGCATTCCCCCCTGCGGGCAGCGGCGGCAACGACGACACCATAACCGATGCCGTCAATTCTGCGAGATTGGCCGCCGCGGGCATGGCAGACAGCACTGTGCCCTGGGAGAGGTTCGACCAGACGCTGGCGACCACAGTGGCGGGACTGGCCGCAATGTTGAGGATGACGATATGCGCCAGGACATCGCCGACCGCATAGCCGCTCCCCGCCGTCGTGGCGTTATACTGCGTCGAAATGATCTGCTCGCCGGTGAGCTTTCCGGCAGGAGCGACCGGGGCCGCAGGTGTGCCGACCGTGCCGGTCGACCAGTTCAGGTAGGTCAGTGTCGCTCCGTTGTCACGCACCAGCCAGTAAACGCCGGCTGCGTCGACGACGGACTGATCGGCAAGCGATGCTGCGCCCGAAGCAAGTATGACCGGCAGCGGGTTGCTGGCCGAAACTTGCGTCCCGCCTATGGCGACGGTGGCGAGAACCGTTTCCGCCCACGTCCCGTCGCCCATATCGACGATGCGCTGGGGATAGTTCCCCAGGCCAACCGCGTTGGGAAGAATTTCGTCAGCCAATCTCGTTTCCTTCCTTGTGGGGCGGCTTTGGTTCTGTCGGGTTCGTTCCCCAGATCAAGCCGGTGATCGCGCCGATCACGAGCGGCACGTAGAGTCCCAGTGATCCAAACAATTCGCGCCAGCTGTCGACGTCGCACTGCCCCGAAATGACTGAGGCAACCGCCGTCACGGGAATGGCGAGCACAAGCACGACGGCCATCGCGGCCCCCAGCAATCGACCAATCGCGACGGTCTGGTTGTCCGGCCCGGTCAGCGCATCTTTCAGCCAGTCGCTTTTCAAGCCGCCCATGTCAGCGCCTCCTTTTCGACCCGATCGATGCGCGCCAGCCAGCCCTTGCCAAAAACGGTGAATTCCGTGCGCTGACGATAAAAGTCGCGCCGGGCGTCGCAAAACCGGGCAATCAACTTGGCGAGACCAATCCTGGTCGCATAAATATCCGCAGCGGCCCGGGTGGCTTTGCCGCATTGCCCATCCTTTGGGGTGCCGACGACGCCCTGAAGCATTGCGATTGCCGTTCCCGGGCCGACATTGACGGCAAAGTCGAATATCGTAAGCGCCAAGGCCGCCGGAAGTGCATCGCCGCCGATCTTGTCCCAATACCAGGCCTTGTAGAGCGGGGCGACTTTGTCCGGGGTCAATGCCCTCATGATCGCCTCAGTCGCCGGTTTTGCGCTCCAGGCGTGCCACGTCCGCGCGGTCACGCCGAGGTTCGTGGCCCCGCCCGGATCGCGGGCATCGTCGACGAAGCCGCCTTCTTCTTTCAGCACGATCGCCAGCGCGTCGGTGAACGTGTGCGACCTGCTCATTTCCAGAAGTGGCTCAAGATGGCCCCGGCGAACGCGCCGATGATGGCGGCAAGCGTGCCAAGCGTCCACCACGCGCCCTTGCGTTCGCTTTCGCGGGCTTCGAGATTGGCCAGCCGTCCGTCGATCCGTTCGGCAATTGCCTCGATCTTGGAAAGGCGGTCGTCCATGCCGTCTAATCTGCCCTCCATTCTGCCGATGTCCCTGTGCAGATCGGTGTTGGTAAGGTCGCTCACAGCTGGCACCTCCATGCGGCCTGCTCACCTGCCGCAAGGGGGTGGGGGTTGGTCGATGAGGTGAGGGCTGCTGTCGTCCGGGGCGGTGCCGCCGCTGCTCCTGCCATGGTGCGCGCTCCTTACTGGGCCAACCGGATGGCAACGCTGCCCGCGGTGAGTGCGATGGACAGGTAATAGGTCGCTGCGGCATCTGTCTCGACGCTCAGGATTTCGTTCGTGATCGCGCCGGTCACCGCGTTGAAGGCAAAGGAGCCGATGGCGATGCCACCGGCGGTCAGGCCCACCCTGGTTGCTCCTCCGTCGGTCGACCGCAGCAACTGCGCCGTGCCCGTGGCTGCCACCGTTGCATTGAGAGTCAGCCAGATTTCCCGCGCCAGTTGCGGCGTGAACGGGCCGAGCGTGTGCGCTGCGGTGTCGGCGATGGTTGCGATGAGCGGTGTCGAACCGGCGGCGGCATAGGGTGACGAGAGCGTCGTCAGCGTGGCATTGCTGATCGCCTGGTTCGAAGCCGTGGCCGCGCCGCCAAGCGAGCCGAGGTTGACTGTGCCGACGCTGTTCGCGCTCGCAGCAAGCGTGGTCACGGTCATTTCCGCAAAAGTGCCGTCGCCCATGTCGACAAGGCGCTTTTTGACGACGCTGCCGGAAACGCCGGGGAGGAGATCGGGAGTGGTAATATCGGCCATGCGTTGCTCCTTGCCCCCGATCCACATGGGTCGGGATGGTTGCTGGCGGGGATGGATCTTTGTCGCGATGAGAGCGCGTAAGGGGGGCGAAGTCGGTCGCCCCGCCTGTTGGTCAAGCCTTACGACTGACCGATCTGGCTTTGGATCGCGTCGGCGACAGCATTTCCGACCGTGGCGCGGTCGCCGGGATCGACCCGGTTGAGTCGCAGCAGCGTGTCGGCCCTGCTTTGGATGGTCGTCAGGGCTTCGTCCGGCAGGCTGGTGGCGTTCATGACTTCATGTTGCGCCATGGCGTCGAGTATCGCCGCCCGTCGGTCTTGCGGATCGCGCGCGTCCTGGCCTGCGGCGATGGAGGCCTGGTTTGCCGCAATCTGCGCCAGATCTGCCGGATGCACGCTGCCGATCAGCGGTGCGAGATTCGCCTGGGCAAAGGCGCCGGGCGATTGGCGTTGCCAGAGTTCGAGCCGAAGCGCTGCGGCATTGTCCGGCGCCGGTGTTGTCGCCGCCTGCGCCGCGCGGCGGAGCGCTTCATCGACCTGGGCGAGTGCCGTCGGCGACATTTTCGCGGCAAGATCGGCGGGAAGATCGGCGGCATGACCGATGCTGTCGGGCGATGCGGCAAACAGGGAAACGATCGATCGGCCTGCGTCGGCATTATTCGCCGCCAACTGCGCCTGATCCGCCGTCATCCGGCGCTCGGCGAAATTGGTGGCAAGCGTCTGGTCTTCAGGCGAAAGATCGCCCCGTTGGGCAATGCGATCGCGCATCGCCGAGATGTCCCAGGACCGTGGCGTATCCGCCTGTCCGATAACCGCGCCGATCCCGCCCGCACTGCGCAACAACGTTCCGGCATCGGCTGCATCGCCCGCCGGAGACGTTGCCGCCAGCGTGATGACCGGGCTGGCGCTGCCGATGACATGCCCCGGAGTGACCTGATCGCCGGGCGCAACGGCTGCCATCCCCAGTCCGCCATAGGCGGTGCTGCTGCCGTCTGGATGCAAAATCCGTACCGTGGCGTTGTCCGGCGCACCGTCGAGTGCGGTAACCGTGCCGCCGGCGATCGGATGAACGGCGGCTCCGGTGGGCGCTGAAATCGCAATCGCGTCGGGCGAGGGCGGCGGCGTTTCGGCTCCGGCTGTCTGGGCGTTGCCGCCGGCCGCTTCGCCAAAGATCGAGGCCATGCGTTGCGTCTGTGCAGCCTGACCCAGTCGTGCCACTGCCACTTGGTAGGCCGCCGGCGCCAGTGTGTCGCCCCAGCCGCCCATGATGTGCGCGGCAAATTCCGGCTCTCCGGCGGCAAGGGCCTGACCGACAGCTTTCGCCACGGCTCCGCCAACCGCCGTGCGCACGACAGCCGCACGATCATCCTCATTTTCCGCGTTGCCGGTATGGCTTGCGGCAATTGCCTTTACCGAGTCGAGCCCTTGAACAAACCGGGCCGGATCCTGCCAGGCAGAGGCCGCCGCCTGCTGGGCGGACTGCAACTCCTGATCGGCGACTGCCTGCCGTTCGACGCCGGCCTGGCGCAAGGCGTGGCCGGTGATCTGATTGGCGGCATCGTTCAGCGCCGGACCGATCTGCTGATCGTATGCCGCGATCATGCCCGGTGTTCCCAGCGCTGCCTGACCGGCAGTCTGGATCTTAGCCAGTTCGTCGAGTGCCTGGGGCTGCGTGGCAACGGCTGCACCGCCATTCAGGCCGGCATGGGTATCGACCAGATTGGTCAACGCCGCCTTGTCCTGCAACGCTCGCGCCCGACCGGCTGTGTCATCGGCCACCGCCTGAATCGCCGCATGGATCGACGACATCTGGTTCAGATCCGCACCGCCTGCCACCAGTACGCGCCCGATGGTGTTGCCCAATGTCGGCCCCGAGGGCGCCGTAAACCGGGCATGATAGGCCTCGACCGGCGTGAAGGTCGGGGTATAAGTCGGCGCGCGCATCATAGCCCCATCCCCGCCTTGAACGGCGCATACTGGCTTGCGCCGCCCAGCGCCGTGCCAAATCCGCCGCTACCGGATGAACCGGCGCCAAGCAGGCCGGTGCCCAGATTGAACAGGCCTCCGACCAGTGCGGCATTGCCCCGGCTGTTGGCCACAGCGGCCTGCCCGAGATCATTGGCGACTGCGACGTCGGAACCGATCAGGTTCTGGTTGCCCTGGGCATAGATTCGGGCGAGGTTTTCCTGCCCCAGGATCTGCGTGTCGTTCACCGCATTGGCCGCCGTGCCATAGCCTGTGGCATCGCCGTTGGCGGCTGCCGTCATGTTTTGCTGACCGCTGACCGAGGCCATCTGCCGGTACTGCTGCAGCGCGGCGTCACGCATGTTCTGCTGGCCGATCTGTGCCGCATTGCTTTCCGCTGCGGCATTGGCGTTGGCAGCGGCGGCCTGGGCTCTGGCCTGGCCTATCGACGCGGCCATGTTGACCCCGGTGCCGATGGCTCCAAGGCCTGTCGCGATAAGAGGCACGATGGGCGCACACATCACATGATCTCCCGGATGAAACGTCGAAAGGCGATACCACGCATGACGACAAGCTCCTGTTCCACGGTAAATCCCCAGTGTTCGAGCAGGCGGATCGCCGCCCGGTTTTCCGAGGACACGAAATTGCGCAAGCGAATGCCATGGCGATGCATCGCAGCAAGGATCGCCGGGCCTTGCGCGATCAGCGCGCGACCGTGCCGCGCGACCAGATCGCTGCCCAAAAACCAGGGCACGGCGTCGCCACCCGCTGCGGATTCGACCACCACCCCAAACATTGCGTGGGGCTCACCATCGACGAGCGCGGTCCAGACTTGTGCGCTCACGGCAAGCCCATGGCGCAGCGCCTGACTGGCGGACCGCCCCATCGCCTCGCACTCGATCCTGTCGATCGGGCGCAAACGTCGGGCAAGCGCGTCGACATGGGTATGATCTCCAGGCACGAGCCGGATGGAGGACATGGCCTTGCCCATCATCCGCCGATCACCGGATCAACCGCGACGCCCAGCAGCGTAAAGGGCATCGGCGCGGTTTGCCTGATCCAGACGGTGCATTCGTCCCGAACCTTGTTGTCCATGGTTACCTGGTAGGTGCCGTCATACAGTGCGTTCGGGGCGTCGGTGGCACGGGGCACGACAGGAAACAGGTCCTGGCTGCCAATCCCGGCCTCGATTGGGCCCGTTTCGCGCAATGTGAGCACAGCCTTCGCCGGATTTTGCATTCTGCCGATGTTGGATCCTGCCCCGGGCATGGTGATCCGCAGCGGCAGGGTTTCGATATCGACTTCATAGGGCAGCCCAAACGACACGTTCGATGCCGCGCCGATCGCTGATGGCAGCGTGATCGTGCCGTTGGTTACAGTCAGCCCGGATACGGGAACGCCGTCGGCCAGACCAGCCACATTGGTACATCCCTCAAGATGCCACAGGCCGGTGAAAGTCGATTGCGGCGCGGCCAGACTGGCTGAAACCGCACAATCGAGAAAGCAGCAATCCGAAGGCGTATCCCACAAGTGGGAGACCATGCGTTCGACGAAACAGCTCGTCTTGCCCGCGATCGTGCGCTCGATGATCAGGTAGACCCGATCCTCGCCATTTTCGGTGATCGAGCAGACCGACAGGACATTGCCGGCTGTCTCGCACAGTGTCCAGCCCCAGACGTTCTGTTCTTGCTCCCAGGTAAAACACAGCAGCGCGCCGTCATCACGCGCAGCCCAGATCAGCGATCGGGGTTCCTGACTGTAACACCACGACACGATTGTATGGCCTTCGAAGAAATGCGGCGAAAAGATCGTGATGTCATTTGCGCGCAGGCCATTGATGACATAATTATAACCCAGACTGCGGATCGAGCACCCGATCGACGGGACATAGAACACGACGTTGTCGACCACCAACGGCGGCAGTCGCGACGAACCGCGGCCGACCTGCCGCTGGACCGACGGCGGAATCGATCCGTCCAGCGGCCCCCCGCCGGCACTGCCGGCGATGGCGAACACGCTGTCGCTGGTCAGTGCCAAAAGCGACGTGGTCGAAGTCAACTGGTTCACCGAATTGACGCGGCCCGCCATGATGGCAAAACTCATGCCGTCATCGGCGCGCAAAGGTGTCGAATAGTCCATGTTCTCGATCAGGCCCGACTTCGATGTCCAGATGCCGTGCGGCACATTCGTCGAACGAGCCCAGATCGAGCGCTGCTCAAACAGCGTCACGGTCGACGGGTAGTTTCCCGCAGAGGAAAACGGATTGTTGGCCATAGGCGGAGCCTGGGTATAGGCCGGGCCGATATTGTCATCGATGAAGGTCAGGCTGGTGGTCGTGCCGATGTAGCCATAAAATTGGGTGTTTTCGGCCTTGTAGATGTTGTATCGCGTCGCCGAAGATACCGCCGTCCACGTTAGTGTGTTGTAGTTGCGCTTGAGCGTCAGGTCGTTGTATGCGCTTGCCGTAGGCGAGGCGCGGCTTTCCTCGGTGGTGTTGTCGTCCACCGCGGTGACACAATACTTGGCAGTCTCGGGGAAATAATTCAGCCCGTTGTTGGCCACATCGGTATCCGCCACGGTCGCGCTGATTGTGCAGCTTGCCGGTGCGGCGATCGTGGGGGTGAACTGTACCGTGTTGAACGACCAGTTGGTGTTGCTCGTTCGTACCAGCTTGGTCGGCGGATGGCTGAGATGCGCCAAATACAGCGTATCGGCGGTCTGTTCGTAATCGAGATCGGCCAGCTCTACGCCGTTGTAGGGCGAACCGGCCTGGTACACGCGCGAAGCTCCCATCGGGTCAATCCTTCTGGCGATTGCTGCCAAGGCCGCCGCCGTATGATACGGTCGGCGCAAGCGTGGTCGACGATGGCGGTGGAACCGCAGGTGGCGGGACGACGATGGGCGGAGAGGTGTTCGCCGTCCCGCCGGTACAGCCGGAAAAAGCCGGGCAAGTGGTGGTGTCGACATTGATCGTCAGCGTGTTTGCATCGATCACTGCCGTTACGGACCAGGTGCGGTAATTGAGCACGGCGCCCATGCCGTCTGCGACCCCGTCGATATAGATCAGGTCGCCGACTGCAAAGCCGTGGAAAGCGATGGTCAGCTGCGCATTGGTCGCATTGGTTATCGCGGTGATCGGCTGTTCGCCTTCCAGGATGCGCCCGCCCAGCGCGCAGGGCGCCATATAGCCCTGGCCCATTTCCAGCACATAAGTCTGGGTCATCGAAAACTGGAAGGGGACCAGCCGGGTGGGTTGACCGGCGTTGATGACGGTCCCGACCAACCGTGTGCCCGGGCGCTTGGTCACGCCGCCGTATTTCATCACGATTACGTTGCGCGCCTGGCGCAGTGCCGATTGCCATGCGTCGACGTCAAACCGGCCGTAAAGTTCCGGGGCCAGTTCGCCCTTGCTGAAATTGACCTGGGGAATGCGCATCGTCACAGCTCGCCCCCAATTCCGGCACGGGCAAACGCTGCCTCGCTGATATAGCTGGCCGGGCGCCTGACCCGCTGGTTGTAATCCTCGGCAATGGCGCGGGCCCGGGCGAGTTCGGCTGCAGCGCCAAGTTCGCGGGCAAGCCCGGTATCCTTGCGGATCGGAATGGCAACGCGCGCGGCAAGTTCGAGCGCAAAGGCGCGCTGGACGAGCGGCGGCAGACTTGTAGGATCGGTCAGCACCGCGCCATAGACCAGCGTTGCGTTTTCCACGTTGGTATAGATCAGGCCCCCTTCGTGCAGAAAGGCGAGCTGGATCGAATCCTGCACAGGAAACGGAAAAGGTCCGCCTTGTGGCAACCAGCAGGCATTGTCCTGCACTTGGCGGATGGCCAGCGGGCGGGCGCAATTGGCCGGCACGGCATAGGCATGGGTCCATTCCGCCGGGCGATCGTTTGTCACTTCCGTCAACGCTGCGCGCGTGACCGCCCAGCTCCAGTCCGACCACAGCGAGACTTCGGCGAGCAAAGGTGCGGCGAAGCGGCTGACTTCGCGCGCCTCGATCGAGCCGTCGGTGACGTCGGTGATCGGGCCTGCGGCGATTTCCGCCAGAGCCATGTTGCAGATGTCGTCAAGCGTTGCCATGCCGGAATGTCCTGTGAAATGCCTGGCGTGAGAACCGATGCGGTTCGTTTGTCGAATGCCGGGGAGGGGATGCGGAGCGTCGATCGGGTTGACGCCCCGCCCCCCTCTTACGCAGCGATCATTTTGCGGTCGGCGCCGCGGTGCGGCGCGCCGGGGCGGTTGCCGCAGGCGGCGGGGTTTCCAGGGGAATCCACGCGTGGCCCGGGGTCTCGTCGCTGTTGAAGATATCGCCTTCCGCAATCAGGCGGCGTTCGCTGCTGAGATAGATCGCCTGCCTGGCGCGATAGGCCGGCATCAGACGCCACCGGCGCCGATGTTGCTCTGACGGCTGGCGACGATTGCGGCGTTGATGGTCCCCTGCGTCGCGGTCCCGGCCACGGTATAATACAGACGCAGGTAACGCGCGCTGGCGTTCTGCACGAGGTGCGGAACGCGGAACAGATAGCCGGTAACCAACTGCGCCGCAGCAACGGTCGCGCCGCTGTCGACGGTCGTCCAGGTGGCATTGTCGGGCGAAGTCTGGACCGAAACCTGCAGTGAGGTGAGCCCGGCAAAGGCCTGAGCGACCGAAACCGACAGGTCGACCGGCTCGCCCCGGCCAATATCGCGCACCAGCGGATT